CGTTAAAAACGGGGCCACGTCACTATTCCTACTTAGACTTGAACTTCTTGTATTCCGACTCAGCAAGAAATCCAGATATAAGTAGCAGTAATTTTTTGCCAAAAAGCTCAGGATATACACTAGATATAATTTCTCTAGCAATCCTCTGTTTTTCTTCTTTGGATATATCAACCTTGCTTAGTTCCGTAACTATATATTTGGACTTCTTTCTACCAGCCGTATAAGCAATTACTAGACAGGCTAATAACGCAGTAAAATATGCAAAGAGAAATAAATTAGTAATCATCTTACTTCACCCCAATTAAGTGATACGTCAACTGCTCCGTTTGTACCGCCAAGTCTGACTGCCGATATTGTAAATGTTTCTTGGACGTTAGCGTTATTGTACAATATAAATTCCTTATTTATGCCAAATATTTTACTCAAATCAACTTGTAAGTTAGTGTTTATAGCGAGAACAGCTTGGTATACTAGCGTTCCACCACTTAATGCAGTAGCTGTTGTATCAACTTCGGTGCCGGAATTGGCATCAGCGTTAGCCCAAACAGCACCAACTAGCGTAGCATTTTTTATGAATGACACCCTGATTGGCTGGGTTGTACAAGTTATAGAACATGTTTCTGGGTATATATTTATGAAGTTACGTAGGCTGTTAAACGTCAATCTTGGTCTTATCGACAGAACGGGCCTGGCTACGTTTGTTATTGATACTGTTGCGGCCGGTCCTGCGCCAAAATAAAATGAGGGTGGCTGTTGTCCGCCGTCTGATTGAACACTCTGGCAGATTGCTTTTAGCGAGCTAATTGGCCCGCCACCATAATTTCTAATTTCATACCTTACAGGAAGTGATGCGGTAGCCATATACACTTGATTAAACAGGTTCGCATGCTTGACTTGGTGCAAAAGCCTTGTTTGGTTATTTGTACTAATCGTATAGAAATTAACTATACCAACTCCAAGCCATTGAAATTCGATCTGATAAATGTTACCATTTGCTATGTCAATATCAAAAGCAGAATCGCTTTCAAGATTCATTTTATCAGCAGAAAAATCTACTTCGTCAACAACAAAGTCAACAGGTGAACCGCTGGTTGAGCTTCTAATAACAATCTGGAACACTCCTCCTGATGATTGGAAGAACACTCCATCGTTATCATTATAGTAACCCCACCTTTTAATAATGCCTGGAACGGTATTACCGCTTGCAGCGGTAAGAGTTATAACATGGCTCTTGCCGGCTTGATACCTGAAATTGTTTATTGTAGTCATTGATGCTGCCGAGTTGGTGGTCGCCGTGCAACTTAATTGAATACTTGATTCGTTCCCAAGGTGAGTTAATGAGCCTCCAGTCGCAGTCGCAGTCGTCCATATTTCAGGAGAGATATCATAACGATTTATTATATCTGTAAGAGTGTATGGATTAGAAGTTTTTAATCTATTGAATACAGTCTTAAGGCTTATATCAAAGTCTTTGACGTATGTTGTTAGTGCAGCCCTTCCATTTCCATCAGGATCATACATTAGAGGTTTTTTAGGAACACCATCAACGTCTTCGCCCATATATTCTGCAAATACTTTTAGGTTGCCATAATTGTTGTTGTTAGGACTATACATTTCTGAAGTCTTAACATTTCCTGATGCATCAGTTCCAAACGACGCCACACGTACTGCTAACTCTCCGCGGTCATCGCCATCAACGTCGTACATCAACGGTTTTTTTGGAACTCCGTTTATATCTTCGCCAAGATATTGCGAATAAGTTTTCAGAAGTCCGTAATCATTATTATCAGGGCTGTACATTTCAAGAGTTTTAACGTTCCCTGATACGTCTGTCCCAAGTGACGATACGTATACTGCCTGTTCACCAATACCATCGCCATCAACATCGATCATTAAAGGCTTTTTAGGAACTCCATTAATATCTGTTCCTAGGTATTCTGAATACGTCTTTAGGACGCCATATTGATTGTTATTAGGGCTATATATTTCTAACGTTTTGACGTTTCCAGATGCATCAGAACCGATTGATGAAATAGACACCTTTTGCTCGCCAAGGCCATCGCCGTCCGCATCTACATATTCAGCGGTTATAGCTTTGCCATCAGCAGAGAACCCGCCAATAGCAGACCTATTGTTAGCATCCCACTTGAATACACCCTGATCGTTAGACATATATTTTAAAGCTCCTGTATTTGCATGCGTAAATATTATTTTAGCAAATTCAAACAAAGATTCTTGTGCAAAACTAACAATTTAGGTATTGACAAATCGGAAATTCTGTGTTAAGATTCGTTCAGAATACCTAGAACACATTTATATACAGATATCGAAAGCATAAAATGGCAAAGAAAAAAGACACTGAAGTAGAACAACCTCAAGTCAAGCTAAGTCTTAAGCAACGGGCTTTGCAACTCAAAACACAACTAAATAAGGGTAAAGATGACATTCTTATCCAGGTTTATAACGAAGACGAGCCAGAAGAGCAGCTAAGAGTATCAAGCGGCGTTCCCAAGTTAGATAGAATACTTGGTGGCGGATCTGATGGATGGGGCTGGCCTAGAGCAAAACTAAGCGGTATCGCTGGGCCTTATAGTTCTGGCAAGTCAACTCTTACAATTACTACCATTGCAGAATTTCAAAAGATTGGCCTCTGTGCCCTCATAGATACTGAGAATTCTTATGATCCTGCTTATGCCGAAAAATTGGGCGTAAAAATTGACGAGCTATTGGTAATGAACCCAACCTATAGTGAGCAGGCGTTTGACACTTGCTTTAGCCTTATAGAGACTAACGATGTTAGACTGGTTGTGATTGACACATTAGATTATCTACAGCCACTTGCTGTCATTAATGCAGAATCGACCGATCAGTTCATGGGTGGCGCAGCTAAGGCAAATAATAGATTTATTGCCCGTCTTATTGAGCTATGCCGCAAGCACGATTGTACAGCAATCATAGTGTCGCAAATCAGACAGAAGGTGGGCTTTGTAATGGGATCAAATGAGGTTATTGGAGGCGGAACAAGCATCAATTATGGACCACACGTAAGAATTGACATTCGTAAAAGTGAAGTCCTTAAAGACAAAGCTGGTAATGAGTATGGTCAAGTTGTTAAAATGAAAAGCACTAAGAACAAGACGTTTATCCCGCAAAAGACTACATATGCTCAAATAATCTGGGGTGATGGATTTGACAAGATTGCTGATTATCTTGATATCGCCGTTGAAGATGGAGTAATAACAAAGGGCGGCGCGTGGTACAGCTACGGTGATCTTAAAGTCCAAGGCGCAGAATCAATGCTTGAAAAGCTAAAATCTGATGAAAAACTATTAAACGAAATTAAAAAGAAAATCGGTATGAACTAATGACTGAACCTAAAGCCAAAAAAGTTAAAAAACCTGCAAACCTTGATAAGAAGCCACATGGCAGCCTTGGCCGCAAACACAGTGAACACACAAAATTATTGATCTCGCAAAAACGCCAAAATAGGGTGGTTCAACCTCGTAATATTTCGCAGTCAAGCAAGAGAACTTCTTTCTACCACGAACTTGAACATGACTGGCAAGGGATGATTTCAAAAAAGAATAGTGATATTCGTAATAATAAGATTAAAGAAGCTCTGAATTGGATTGAGTCGAATAAAGAAGAGCTTGGTTACATTCCCAAAGAGAAGCTTAATAATCGTGAAATGGTTCTAGAACAATATGACAAGCACGGAATTCTTACAGAATACTTAGAAATGTATAACAGCAACTATGAAGAGCGTATTCCTGATGTTCTTTTCAATGATGAACGCGCCCCTGCTAACGTAAGGGTTGACGATCCTTGGGAAATGATTGATTCATTCTCTGATATGGATTCAGATTTTTCAGATTCTTATGCCGAAATTTTTGGCGACACTGGTGAATTTGATGAGTAGTGATAACAGCCATGAATTCATTCCAGCAGACGATGACACCCCTGACCAGCTTCTAGAGAAGCGGCTTATTCGAGTCGAAGCAGAGGCAGCAATTTTACGCGAGCAATATAATCTCCTATATAATGATTACATGGTTGTTCTTAGTGGCGCTGATGCTGTATTGAGGTCAATTGGCGATCCCCTTGTGCTTGAAGAGATATATACAATGGTTGCCGATAAAGATACGAATCTCGCCCTGCTGTTCAGACCACTCGTTGACATGATTACAGAATTCAACTTTAACTTTATAGAAGTAACTGACGGCGGTTTTGATGAATAGTGATAGAAAAAAAATAATCTATATCGGAGCAGATTTCGCAGCATGCGGATTTTTTCGCGTCATACAGCCAGTTAGAGCATTTCAGCGTCACCAAAATAAAGGCATATATTCAGAGAATTTAGAGTTTAGCTTGTTCTCTGATATTGCGCCAGAAGTCGGCTATTCAACTTCAGTAATAAATGAGTTATTGAAATATGATGCTGTTGTTGTACAGCGCCCAACACATCCCAACATGCCGGAAATGATGAGAACTCTCAAAAAGGCAAATAGGAAAGTTTATGTCGAGCTTGACGACGCATTGTTTCATATTCATCCATCAAATCCAGCCGCCAAAGTTTGGTCATATAACAATGGCAATCCGACTCAGCCGTGGTCAACGCTAAAAGAGTGTATTGAGATATGTGATAAACTAATTTTATCAACACCTGAACTTGCCAATTTTTATCCTGGAAAGGAATATATTGTACATCATAACGCCATCGATCTTAAGATGGATATATATAACCCGAAAAATTCGCGCAGGCACCAACTCCCGAGAGATAAGAAAATAATCGGCTGGGCTGGCTCAACATCACATATTGATTCGCTTCAGATTCTCAAAAAGCCTATAAACAAGCTTTTCAAAGAGCGCAATGATATAACTTTTGGCCTCTGCTCAAATCCTGAATTCCTTTCTTTCTTTGACTTAAAGCCTGAGCAGAAACAATATATTAAACACAAACCTTTTGAAGAATGGCCGCCAGTCATGTCTCTGTTTGATATAAATCTAGCTTGCGTTAGAAATGATTTGTTCAATTCAGGTAAGAGTGAGTTAAAGGTGCTTGAAGCCGGCGTCTGGGGAGTTCCTAGTGTTTGCACTTATAATGCCCCATATGCCAGATTTAACAAAAATTCTGACGGCGGCAATCTGCTTGTATGGGAAAATAAGACCAATGATTGGGTTGAGCAAATATCTAAACTAATAGATGAACCTGAAACTTATCAAAACTTGGTAGAAAAAACCAAAAAAGCTATCAATTCAACCTATAATTTAGAAGAAGTTAACAAAATGCGGACGGAATTTTTCAAAAACGAATTAAATTGATTTATGGCAAAAAAGAAAAAAGATGATAATCTTGAAGACTTTGACTTCAATGATGAGGTTGATAAAGTATTTAAAGAATCCAGGAAAAAGAAATCTGGAATAAAGTTAACGACTGATCAAAGAGTTGAAAAACTCGATCAGTCTGTTATCAATAAAATCGTTCAGGATAAAAAAGGTGAAATGGTTGTTGAGGCGAATAAACTTGCCAAACAGCTTGCAGCCAAAATTGACCTTCAGATCCAAGATGATTTAACAGAAGACCAGAATTCCGCGGCGATGTATTACGCTAATGGATTCAGCATCACAGAGGTTTGTGATAAATTTGGTTTATCGCCTGCCACTTTCGAAGCGTGGCTTAAGACGCCGGCGTTTATGAAGAAGGTGAATGAATATATATATTCCGAGGGAATGGTTACTAAGGGTGCGATGATCCGAAAAGAAAAGCGCATTGCCAATGCCATTTCTGATGCACTTATTGATAAGATGATGGACCCGGAAAATGGTCTTGATAACCTTTCCGTTACAACCTTGCACAAGATGAATCTTGATCAGGGCCGTCGCATAAGCGAACTTATTGATGACGGAAGTAAGAACGCATCTAATTCAATTGCCGTAATGATTGTTAATCACTTTAAGAATACAAATAAGGGAATAAATAACCTTGACGATCTTCTAAATAATCCTGCATATGATTTCAGAGGCAAGACGGTTATTGATATAGACGCAGAAGAAATTGACGACTAATGAGTGACGACATAGCAAAAAAGATTTATGACAGATACCATGATGATGTGGCTGGTTGGGCTTGTCAATTAACTGATATCTTTAGAGATAAGGTAACTCAAGAAGAACAATTGCCTTATCCTCTTCAGATTGAATTCATGAATGGCTCTAGAGATCCTAAAGAGCGCGTCATTGTCATTCTAAAGAGCCGCCAATGTAAAGCGGCAGATACATTAGTTCACACAGAATTCGGCCAGATTCCAATAAGAGAGTTGTGTGCTGATAAATACAAAGGAAAAGTCTGGACGTTTAACCAATACGGCAAGAAAGAGCTTGACCAGGTTGTAGATGTGTGGTTTTCCGGCAAAAAAGAGCTATACGAAATTTCTCTTTGGGATGGTAAGGCCATAAAACTCACTGCCGGTGATGAAGTTAGGACGGCCCATGGATGGAGAAAAGTTGAGGAATTAAAAGTAGATGATCCTGTTTGGATTCTTTACAGTGATAGCTCAAGAGCCAGTCATATTAATGGAATTAAATCGATAGTCAAATTAGATGGCTTGCACCCGACTTACGATCTAGAGACTCAAGACCATCAGAGTTTTATTGCAAACGGAATTCACGTTCATAACTGCGGATTTACTACCGCCATTAAAGCAAAGGTTATGCACGCCGCATACTTCGGATTGCTTCCAAACATCATCATAGCATCTGCCGGTGAGAAACAGGCAAACAAAGTTCTTGCCGAAATTAAAGACCATTATCGTTCAATGGGGCCGCTGTGTCCTGGATTTGTGACCGACAACGCCTCCGAGTTGGTGTTAGATTCCGGTGCCAAAATTACTTCAGTTCCTGCCAACCCTAATACGGTTCGTGGTAACTCGGCAGAGGTTTTCTGGGACGAAGCAGGCGTATTTAGCCGCAGAGAATCTGACGAATTTTGGTCCGCAATCTACCCATCTATCTCCAAGGGCTGGAAGATATATCTTATTTCTACTCCTAAGGGCAAGGATAATGTATTCTATGACCTTTGCAATCCAAAAAGAGATAGCGAAGGTAATTTAGTAAACAAGGGTGTTCGTGCCAACAAGATAATTAAAGTCGATTGGACTGTTGTCCCTCACATTAAAGCGTTCGTTGAGGACGCAGAAATTGAAGATTACACAGACAAGCTTTTCTTACAAGAATATTGTTGCGAGTTCTTAGATGATGCAGAGGATCCTTTCTTTAGTTCAGCGTCATTGGACGCCAAGATGTTTAGAAATGATTTGAGTTTTATTTCTGATAACGCAATATTTAGCCTTGAGGGTGACGATTGTCCGCAAGAATTAAGACTTGATCTGAAAGAGAAATTCAAAAAGATTTATGTTGGCTATGATCCAGCTATATCAGAGTCAAAGGACGCAGACGGCGCGGCTATTGAGATTGTCGGCATAGATAACGATGAAGTCTGGACAAGAATATTCTCAAAGGTGATGGCTAAGGGTTTTACGCAAAAAGAACAGTGTAAATATGTCTCAAGACTTTCGCTTTATGTTGGGGCTAATAAAGTTGGATTCGACGTAACTGGTGGTATGGGATTGACTTTCAAAGAACGCCTTGAAGAGACAAAGATAAAAGATAGATTAGTTCCAGTTCTTTTTGAAAGTAATATGAAGGTTCGCGAAGCATCGGCAATAAAAAACAAAATAGAAACTGGAAAACTTATATCTCCTGAGGACGCAGAAATGCGCAAGCAAATGCTAAATCTTACATTTAATCCAGTTACTAAGCAACTTAAAGCGGCTGGTAGTTGGCGAAAAAATAAGGACGATAAATTCTTCGCATTGGTATGTGCCCACTTTTGCGAAAATAAAAAGAAACGAGCGGGCTTCTCAATCATAAGAACGAATACATAATATGAAACCAGATGAATATAAACAAGCACATGATTCAGAAGAAACCAGAAGCTCTTTAGACGCCGATTTTGCGCGCCTAAGCAAGCAAGGTAAATTCCGTCCGTCTATTTCTAACGTATCAGATACTAAAGTCGGCTCAATGGCGAACGTATCTGACGTAGGTGATAAGGGGTTTACTACAACTACTGGTGTGCCGCTTTCACACCCGCTTGAATTAATTACAATGGTATTGCAGGAAAATCCCTGGGCTGATACAGCCGTCAAAACGATTGGTGCTGCCTGTGCGTCAACTGAACCTTTATTCAATATCTTTGATAAGAGTGACGATGATTCAATCGGTAGAAATACCAAGCTTGCTCGCAAAAAGAAAATCAATAATATTAAGAAAAAGTTACTAAAGCCCAACAAGCATCAAACTGGCTACGAGCTTATGCTTACCACGTTTGAGAATTTAGCAGCCTATGGTAATGCTTATTGGCAAATTATTCGTACAATCGGCGGAGAAATACATTCAATATTCACTCTGCCGCCTGAGACGATGAGAGTAGTTCCTTATTTTGATGTAAATGGCGTTCTTCATTGTGCCTACTATCAAATGAACATCGTTACAAACACAAGAGGGAACGACTCTCCTAGCGATATTTATCTTGAAGATGAAATTATTCACTTTAAAGAGACAAACGAAAAATCGTTCCTGTACGGCAAACCGCGTGTCTACTCTCTCTTTGGGCATATAACCAATAACGCCCAGAGTATGGCTGCGATTAATTCGTGGTTTGAAAAGGGTTTCTCTGGTGGCGCTATATTCCACATGGATGCCGAAGAAGATGTTGTTGACCGTAATCGTGAGTTCATTCGTGATAATTATTCTGGTGCCAGAAATTATGGCGAGGTTGTTATTCTTGAGGGCGAAATCAAACTGATCGACAATGGTCAGAAATTCGTCGGTAACATCAATTTCAACGACCTTGAAGGCGGTGGGCGTGACGCTATTTTAGTTGGCATGGGCGTACCGATTTCAATGGCTGCTGTTCGTTCAAGCA